CCTGCGATGCTTTTATGTTCTCATCTAGCCTTTCTATCTGAGCCAATAAATTAATCGCTGTAGCAGGCAATTCTGCCACCTCATCTGGAATTACTTTCTGATACTTCAACCATGCATCATCAGAAGTTACAGGGTCATAGTAAGTCTTGGTATCGACTCTGTATTGAAAGTCTTCTACAACTTCTTTCAGCTCTGCTTCAAAAGCAGGGTCTCTTTGATAGAAGTAATAATGTATCTCAGGTTGAATATGGTAGAAGACAACTAAGACACCCCAGTTGCACCCAACACATTCGACCTGAGTCTTGAGTTGCTCCCACCCTCTCCAGATTTCAGGTTTACCGTCACTAGGTGGATATGCTTTTGTCAGCTTGCACTCAATAACACCCATGCCATCTAAGTGAATTTCATCACCTTCTGGAATGTAAACTCCTTTATCTGGATTCTCTACATACGTCAGATCATCTGCGATTGCAGTTCCATCTAAAGAACATTCAACAGGGAAGAAGGGATGCTCAAACTTCTGACCAAATTCCGTTTTCACATCCCTGAGATTTAGCTTCTCACATGCATAGCGAATGATATGACCTTCCATGAAATGACCTAGATTAACTGAATCATTATCTATTTCCTCTCTCACGTTCTCTCCTTCGCTAGCCCTAATGGCTCTATCTAAATATTGCTGTGGTGTACCATAAGGACTATTGCCTTTAAGTTGTGAATAACCACTTGCACTTGCTCTATCGTCTCTAGTTAACTTACCTTCTTTCTCGCCCATTATTTCTGCACCATGAAGAATATTGTGCCAATGAATAGTAAGAAGGTAAGCACCGCTACTACTTGATCATCTATCATCCTTTTATCCTGTATTGATGTGGCACATATCTCCAAGCAAGATAATGCCTACGTCTAATTTTGTATGCTTGGTACAGCTTTTGTACAACCAAAGTTGCAATTATTCCTAATATAAAATTAACCATGTTAAACCCCCTTATTGTTTTTATGGTTAGTTAAGTGGATTTTCCTGATAGCCTTCATGTAATCAATCTCAGCTTCCAGAGATGCCCACAGTTCATCTTTGACTTGCTGCTTATCTGTTGCAGGCAAGTCACTAATGATTGTGAATTCTGATTTCTTAGGCACGTACCACTGATGGTTATATGCCTTGTACTTAGGACTAGGATTTTCACTAGGTGAATTCTCACCCTTCCAATCCCATTGCACTACACCTTTGCTAGAGGTGAAATATAGTTCGTGGTTAGATGTGTTCATTAGGCACATTCCTTAACTTGATTGAGTAACTTAACTTTAGTTGGTCTCTTGTAGTAATAAAAAGTTTCGTCAGAATCTTTAGGCTCTTCTAGTTTTGCATCAAATTGAATACGATCACCAACATCTAAAGCAGCATCAGTATTTGGCAGCGAACCAAAAACTTTGTGACCGCTATCTAACTCAATAAGAGATTTATATACATAACTTTCATGATAAGAAAAAGTATTAATGTATTGTTTAACAGATTTAATAGTTCCTACTAAGGTTACTCTTTTAGATGTGTCCAATGCACCCTGCTGTCTTACACCAAACTTTTTGCAAGAATTAGCCATGTAAGTTCCCCAACATGCATAAACAAAATTATTATTTCTTTCAGCATTAACCCTTGCCCAGAACTCTTCTTTGGCTAGCTTTTCTGCTTTCTCTTGAGCAATAGCTTCTTTATCTTTGCGAACAATCTTATCAAGCACCACTGGCTCACCTAACAATCTAATCTTTTTTGCACGATTAGCATTAACATTCTTAACGTATTCATTAGCTTTAGCTACAGCTTTTTTCCAATCAATAGAAAGATTTCTGACGTGGTGATCTGTTTGATTCTCACCACTGTTGTCATAAGCAAACCATTCTTCATGGCAAAAGTATCTAAGCACATACATTTTGTTAAGCTCACCAGAAGCTATATAAAAATATTCTCTTTTTGTTGAACCGAAATTATTCACGATGCTCTCCTTACTAAACGTTCTTCAATCTCTTCTTTAGAAGCAGTGACCTTGTACACATTGTCAGTGGTGTAGATCAAAGTACCTTCGTAGCTATTGATAATACCTCTGATGCTTTCTGTAGGGATGGTGACATAGCCACCACCCCACTTGAGTAATCTGATTGATTTCATGATGCTTTAGTTTTACCTTTTTCAATTACATTAGTAATCAAGATATGATTTAAAACTTTCTGAGTATATTTCTGCACATACTTAGGAAGCAAATGTGTTTCATTGTTTGGATAAACTTCTACATATTCAGTATCAGTTAAGAAGGTTTTGAAATCAGTAATGCTAACCTCAATTCTAAAACCATCTAATTCATCTCGTTGAATTGCTTGATAATGTTCTTCTGCTACTGATCTCCACCATTTTAAATCCCAATTTGATGAATCAGCACCATCATTTTCAGTTACATAAAATTCGTATCTAATCATTACGCCACCTTCCTATCTTCGTAACCATCCACAATCAATTTAGCATCAGCTAAAGTGTTTGCTGCATCAGTGCTATCCCAATATTCTTTTTTTGTTATTGGACAAATTCTTAATGCCTGTATGCTCCAATAAACATATCTAACATTGTCGTAATCTGAACCTCTGTAGATGGTGTATCCTCTATAAAGATATTCACCCTTTGAGATTTTTTTTGCTGTGTGTTTATGTGTCATCTTTTTTCCCTTATTGATTAACATAGGAGTATTATACATATAAATATTTATATATGTAAACAATTTATTTAAATTATTTTTCTAGGACATCTAAGAGATTTTTGACCGCATCGTTGTGCTTCATATGCTCATCTTTAATGGTGATCTGCTTGTCAGTGTGATCTCTGATAAAGACTACGTTCCGCAGCTCTAAAGAAACCAGAGCATACAGATCTATGGTGTTCTCTGGATATTGTCTGTCTTTTGCTTTGCTACGTCTCAGATCAAATCGCCAATTGATGCGATGGATTTCGTGTTGTGATTTGGTTTTGACTTGGCATCTATAGAATTGATAATCGTATTCAAAAACTATGTCTGCGATGCCTTGACTGGTTATGAATACTTGGTCTGCAACTTGGGCAATGATGCTTGCAGCTAAAAACTCTCCTGCATTACCAATGTGATGAGTATGATGCAGAGCCATGACACTTATGAGCTGTCAGCACATTTCCTTAATCTTTCAGAATTGATCATGCTTCGTCTTGGAAGCTGCTCATGATACTTTGAGTTTAACAGCTCTTCTGCTGCTTTATCCCATTCGCCTAGTTCCATGTAAGCTCTGGTCTTTCTGAATGCCATGAATCCGTTTAGTCCGACATTAAAGCAAAGATCAAAAGTTACGTATTGAGCATCAAGAGGTAGGTCTCTCCAGATTGCCCATCTTTCATCTAAGAACTGTTCTATTTTCTTGATGTCATTATCAAGAAGATATAGTGCTTCTTCTTCTGTGATTCCCCCATCTTCAGTTATTAGTCTACCCACCCCGATAGTTTTCTTTCCTAAAGGGTCATCATAGCAGTGAAGCACCATGCCTTCTTTTTCAATGATCTCTTTTTTGAGAGTAGCGTAGTCTATCTTATTTTCATTCATAGCTAAATACATTATTTGGTTAAACCCTTTGCCTTCTCATAAGTTCTTAGTCCACCAAGTCCAAGCATACCCATGAGAACTGTCATAAGACTTGCCATATCGAACTGAGGTAATGTTGGCAGTGTCTTACCAAAAAAGGCTGCAATAAAAAGAATTAATGGAGCTAGGACATAATGCCATGCCATAGCAAAAGATAATGCCCATCCCAGAAACGGTCTCCATCCTGCAACAAAGATTGATCTGTGTCCTGCTTCAACTTTGTTAAGCTCAATCTGAGCCATGTTTGCTTTGTGTAATTCTGTATTCAATTCGTGTTGCAACTTAGCTTTTAAATCTTTATCAGCAACAAACTTGTCTAATATCTTGCTGACTGGCTCTATAAATTTATCAATCATTTTCTTGCCCCTGTTTCATAGCTTGTATTTCTTTTTTACGGAACTCAATTTCTTTTTGTAAAACCAATACTTCTTTCTCTAATATTATTACTTTTTCTTCTAACATTCTAATATCAGGAAAGATGTAATTATTCTGATTTCCTCTAATGTTTTTAATTTCTCTGCTGTTGTTATCTATATGCTCACTAATGCTTGCATAACCATAAACAAAAGCAGCGATAGCAATAATGATCTGTATTAGATAACTAATAGAAATATTAAAGCTAGTCTTGTCGTTGACCTTTGCTTCGCTCATCTGCCCTGACCTCTATATTTTTTGAACTGAGCTTTTTTGTTTTTGTTTTTTGGGTAAGTGTTTGGTGAAGAGCCAATAGAGGTTCGTTTAGTTTTGGCTCTCTGGTAATCGTGAGTCTTGGCTACTGACTGTTTTGGTTTAGCCATTGTGATTTATGCAAATACTGCTGCTACTAATGTACCAAGAATTAAAAAGAATCCAGTGACTAGCATATAAGTTATTTTCTTATCCAGTCTTTCAAATTGAGTATCAAGTTTGGATTCTAGGTTTTCGATACTGGATTCAATCTTTTTCATCCTGTTCCAGTTTTGTGACCACCGCTCTGAGCATTGTACTTCATGCTTAGATAATTCTAAATGCACATCAGAAGCGGTGACACGAGTAGACATTATTTTTTCTTGCCTTTTGGTTTAGGTGCGGAAGGATAAAGATCTTTAATTAAATCTTTATGCAGAAAGCATAAAAAAATAACAAAGATTGAGTTTGTTAATGTTAATACTTCAAACATTTATTTCTCCTCTTCAGTTTCTTCAGCTTCAACTTCTTCTACAGTTAAGCTATTTTGAAAATCCAAGATACGATAGTTTTTATCTCTATTAAGTCTGTTGTACTGAGCTTCTAGTTGTTGCATATCTCTTGCAATGCCTTGAAGTTCCGCAGCAATGACTAATTGATCATCGTTAAGATCTTCTCTTCTGTATTCCTTGTCATCTAAAGTTATGATGACTGGATTTTCGTTTACTTGTTCAGTTTTCTCCATTAGTTTCTCCTAAAAAGTTAAAAATTTATTATATATTAACTATTAGCACTAATGTAGCTTTCGCCTGTAGAAATAGCATCAGTATAGCTAGACTTATCTGAGCTATCAGCTACGACTTCTTCATAAGCTAAAATGATTTCAAGATGGTCAACATTACGCTGAACCATATCGTTGATTTCATTTTGCTCCATGCCTTCTACAAACCAAGAGCCATCGTTTACACCATTTATCAAATCAACAGAATCATCTGCTGCTGATAAGATTTGTGTTACATCTCTTTCTTCCATTTTTTATTCTCCTAATTTGGATTTAAGTTCTTCTACTTGTGCTGATAATTCTTGCACAGCTTTTATTAAAGGAAATACAAACATAGCTTCTGATATTTGTTGTTTGCCATCAGGAAGCACATCCCATCCTTTAAAATCTTCTACACCAAACTTATCTAATGCTGCTTTAACATCTTGAGCAATCATACCATGATGAGTATTGTCATCTATTGCTTCTGTCTTATCAGCGTTGTAGCTTTGCCACTCTGTGGGGTATTCGCTTGGTGCTTTAAATTTATAAGTTACTGGTTTTAATTCATTAATAAAATCTAAGCCAAGACCTGAAGGTGCTATATCTTTTTTAGACCTTTCATCAGAAGAATGTGTCCAAGTAGCGTTAGAATTAAAATCGTTATAAACATGAGA